GGTCGAGGTAGTCGTTGTCGTTGCGGTTCTCCCAGTGCCAGCGGAGGAACTCGTTGAAGTCCAGCGCCCCATCGACCTCGGCGAGCCACCTCGCGCGCAGGTGGGGTAGCGCAGCGGCGAGCATCCCCTCCCACTTGCAGCGCAGGCAGAGCGTGAGCATGCCGTCAGGTGGTCCCCACTGTCCCCAGTGATCGCAGCCAGCGGGTGCGTCGTGCTCGTACCAGTTGAGGCCCGCCTCCACGGCCTCGGCGGGGATGTCAGGCATGGTCGGCCTCCTCTGCGATCTGGGCCGCGAGCCACGCCATGTGCTCAGCACGATCACCGGACGCAAGCGACCAGTGTTCGCGTGCCCATGTGGCGGACTCGCGTCGCCAGCGAGGCTTGAACGGACGCGGCAGTCGCCCATCGGCGGTCCACGCGTCACCGCACCGGCAGCACGTCCACGTCGGGCCGTACCAGAGTTGATCGAACGCAACGAAACGACGGCGGCGATGGCACGTGGGGCATTGGCGGATCCGGCGCAGCCAGAACGTTTCCGGTCGACAGACGATTACGTCACCCATCGCCGCCGCCTCCACAGCCTCGGCGGGGATGTCAGGCATGGTCATGGTTGGCCCATCCGATTCGGTCAAACCGGTATTCGCTGACCTTGCGGCGTTCGTCGGGAGTCAGTCGGTGGTGACGGTCGGCACACGCGTGCTCGTCGGCGCACGCCACGCGGGGGTCACCTTTCGCGTCGACGTAACGCTCGGTCGGCCCGTTAGATGCGCCGCAGACGTCGCAACGTTCGTGGTCACCCATCGCCGCGCTCCCCGTGCTCGGCGTAGATCGCGCGAATCTGCTTGAAGCCGGGCAGCAGGTCCTGACCATGATCGATGGCTGATCGCTCGCATTCGACGATGTATGCCAACACCGCGTCCCGCTGCTGCTCCAGCTCCGCCACCCGAGTGCCCGCGTCAATGCCGTACCGCCGCCACTTGCCCGACTCCTCGTGCAGCGGCGGGTCGGGGCAGCGCTCGTCTTGCAGCCTGGCTGCTAGGTCGTCCCGCTCTTGCTCCAGGTCCGCAACGATCAGGCGTGATCCCTCGACCATCACGCCTGCGTCGTGAAGCTGTGCAGCGAGGGCGTGGCGCTCCCGCTCCAGCTCCGCGACCCGGATGACCGCCTTGTCGGCGATGGCGCTGAGGTTGGCTATGACGCGGTCGCGGTCGTCGTCGACCATCGCGGCGAGCGGTACCACCAATCCGGCCACGACGTGAACGAAGTCGGCGATGTCCTCGTCGTCGGCCTTGATGTCCCCGGCGGTTGCCTTCTCGGCCAGTTCCATCGCCTTCAGCGCGAGTGCCAGCCGGATCTTCTGCGCGGCGGTGAGCCCGGACGGGGCGGGGCCGGTCGGCACCAGCCGCCATGTCAGGTCGCGGGGTGCGGTCGCCGGATCTGGCATGGCACGGATGGCCACCTCGACCTCGTGTGCGATACGGGCTTCACGGCCGGTCGGCCGATCTGTCTCACTTGTCACCTTGGCCCCCTTTCATCGACGCCACCAGGGCGCGCCTGCGGGTCGAACAGGCCCGGCCGCTATCCGCACCACCATGGGATGCGGGGCGCTGGCGAACCTCGGGATCTTCCTGGACGTCACGGAAGCGCTCCATGATCAGTGCGCGGTAAAGCTCCTCATTCGTCATTCCAGGGCCCCCACTTCAGCGTCGGGTTGACCGTGGCCACGCGGTAGGGCCTGCCGTAGCTCTCGGGCAGGATCGGCGCGTGCGGGTAGGTGTAGAACCGCTGCACGTTGACGGTGAGCTGGCAGGTCCGGTTGTGGGTGCGGTAGACGACCGGGTGTCGCCGCACCAGCCAGCGCAGCCACCGGCGGCCCCGGTAGGTCCGCTTGAAGTGTTGCCACCAGGTGGCGGGCACGTCCACCGACACCTGGCCTGCCGCAGTGATGTTGGCGGGCGGCAGGCGCTCGGCCAGCACGTGATACCCGATCTCCACGATCAGGCCCCGCATGAACGCGTCGTGATGGGTCTGCATGTGCATCGACGCCAGCAGCTCGTCAGACAGCACCTGGCGAAGCCCGCCCTTGAGCCATTCCAGGTTGATCTCGGTAACCTGCGAATCGGACATCACCGCTACTCCAGTCCCAGCATCTCGATCAGGTCGGGCGCAAGGCGCATCATTCGCTCGCGCGCGGCAATGCGCTGCGCAGCACTCGGCTTCGGGATGGAGTCGAGCTGCGCCAGCCCGCTGCCCAGCGACAGGCCCTTGGCGGGCGCTCGCTCAACGTGTGCGGCGCGATCCGTGTGCCCCATCGGGTTGGCATGGACCCACTTGCCCATCAGCGGATCCCCCTCAGTTGTGACTCGATGCGCCCTGTGGTCAGATCGGCCGGACGCCACAGGCCCACATCGGCCCCGGCAGCGAACAGCCGGTCCAGCCAGAGTTGCTGCGGCAGGGTCGGCTTGCCCTTGGCCGACTTCAACTCGCGGAAGAGCACTCCCCTGCGCCCAGCAATAACCAGGTCGGGGAAGCCCTCGTCGCCCTCGATGGCGGTACGCCAGCCGTGCTCGGTGCGGGCCGGGCGGTCGTGATGGACCAGCAGCCCGAGCAGCTTGCACAGATCCATCACGGCCCCCTTCAGGTCGTCCTCGGTCACGGTGCAACTTCGGCGGTCGGCGGCCAGTCGTCCCGCGACGACGGGGGCTCAGTCGTGGCGTCGTCCTCGTCGAACGGCAACGGCTGATCCACCAGCGGCCCCTCGATGAACGGCGCGCGGTACGGGGTGGTGTCCTTCGCGGCGGCCCGGCGCTTGCGGGGCTGGTCGGCGTACGGGGTGGTCAGCTCCTCGATGGTGACCGCGCGCTCCTGCGGCGTGGCCCCGTCGCGCTCGTCGTGCTCGATCTCCTCGACCGCGTACGGCATGGCGAAGAGCACGTCAGAGGCGATCAGCCGGGCCAGCTCGCTAGTGGCTCGGGCGATCAGCATCGTCTGCGGCTGCAGCTTCCATGGCCCCGGACCCTTGCCCGCCTTTTCGGCCCTCTCGCCCCGCGCGGGCAGGCCCATCTGAATGGCCCGCTCCATCGTCCACTCCACCGTCACCGGCTCGTCGTACGCACCGCTCCCCGGACCCACGGCCCAACCGCCGCCCACATACCGCTGCCCCTCCATAACCACGCGCGTGGGACTGGCCTCAACCAGGGTGAGCTTGTGCCCCCGCGACTGGAGCAGGCCCCGCATCGCGTGCGCCCGCAGCGCGGGCGTGCCGTAGATGATGTCGATGGAGCGCAGTGCGGCCATCGGCTGCATGCCCAGTTCGTGCCCGGCCAGGATCGCGGCGGTGATGTCGTGCGGCTTGCCCTGCATCGTGGCGGGCACGAACTGGGTCTTGGACAGCGCGATGGCGATCTGGTGCGCCTCGCGCGCGGCGTAGGCCCACCGCACCAGATCGCCATCGGCCCCCGCCGGGATGGCGCGCGGCACGGGCATCATCTCTGCCTCGTCGAGCTTGGCCAGCCGGGTATCCGCGCTGACCGGAACGTCGTGTCCCACTTCAGACCTCCATATAGCGATGGCGCGTCACGGCCCAGCGGGGCAGTGACACGGTGCCGATCCTGTCGGCGTTGTAGCCCGGCCAGCGCCCGCTCTCAACGCAGTCCCGGTATATCTGGCGGGCCAGCGTGTTGCGCTCGGCTCCGATGGCCACGCCCTCCTCGTCGATCTGCACCAGGTTCACCAGGTAGGGCTCGGTCTTCTCCTGGAACACGAAGACCACGCGCGGGATCGCGGATTCGGGGTGGAGCGCCGCGACGCCATCGGCGTACCAGGCGGCCTGCTGGTGGTAGCCGTACCTGTCCACCGCCTTGCTGATCGACTCGTCGTCGGCGGCGACACACGTCTTGTAGTCGGCAATGACGGACCGCCCGTTCGACGGCCGCCACCAGTCCAGCATCGCCTTGCAGCGCACGCCGGTGTCCAGGTCATCCCACACCAACACCTGCTCGACGAAGCCGGACTCCCCGAACAGCCCCGGCACCTGGGTGTGCAGTTCGGCGGCCATCTCCTGCACCTGGTAGGCCTCGGCCTCCAGCACCGGAATCCTGCCGTCGGCGTAGGCGCGGTTGCGGGCCAGCTTCGCCTCTTTGGTGCGCCAGGAACCGGCCTCCACGATGCTGAACTCAGCACCCCGGCCGAGCACCACGCGGTGCGCGGCGTGACCCAGGTCGAACTCCCTGCGGCGTGGCTCGGGATGGTCGCGCCACCACCGGAACTTGGCGGGGCAGCTCGGCGGCAGCAGCAGCTTGGCGCCCGACTGGGTCAGCGCGTGACGCTCGGCGTGGTAGACCTCCGGTGCCACGTCGTACACGCCGGGCGTGTCCAACTCAGCACCGATCGCGGTGCCTAGTTCGACACTCATGCCGCCTGCCGCCCCCGCTGACGTGCGCGTGGACCGCACTCCTTGGCGTGCAGCCGCCGCAGGCCGGTCGCCCCGAAGCGCTCCCGCGTGACCAGCTCGACATACGTCGGCATGGCCCCGTCGGTCACCGGCGGGTACACGCGGCACGTGCCGTCTGTGCTGGGCTCAGCATTGAGCAGTGCCGGGCGCAGCGTCCGCCGATGCCTGGCCTTCAGTACCGGCGCGTGGCAGACCGGGCACGCGTCCTGTGTCGAGTCGAGCAGCTTCACCGGTCCTCCCAGCGGTACACGATCGTGGGAATGCCCGCCTCATGCGCCAGGCTCGCGCAGTGCGTGGCCCCCCGCGAGTTGTCCCGAATGAACGCCAGGCAGACGTCAGCACCGGCGGCCACCATCTCGGCGTTGCGGCGCGGACCAGCACCCTTGCCGGTGCTCCAGTCGGCTGGGTGAGCCTCGATGAGGATCGGCTCTCCCAGCGCGGCCAGCCCGGCGGCCCACTGCTCGGCGTGACGGTCGGCTCCCCCGTCGGCAGCCCCATGCACAAGGATCAACCCGGCAGGGTCGACGTATTCGCGGTCCAGGGCATCCTCGACGACCTGGACGTCAGTCCAGGTGCGCGAGCCGGTCACCAGCACCCGCCTCACCGGTCCTCCCTCCGGTCGGCCAGCGCGTTCTCGGTGTCGAAGCATCGCCCGCACTCGGGGGCCGCCCCCGGCTTGCCGCAGACGCGGCAGCAGCAGCCCGGACACGGGATCTCGACCAGCAACGCCTCACGCCGGTAGGTCACCCACTCGTCGCCCCGGCACATGCGGCACACGGTCGGGGGCGACACCAGGGCCAGTGCCAGGCCGGGCGTCCGGGTGGGCAGCTCGGACGTGCTCATTTCGGCTCCTCCGGGGGATTCAATGCGGCGTCGATCTCGGCGGCCAGGTCGCGGGCCCAGTCGTCCGACCTGGCGTCCCCGACGCTGTCGAGGCCGTAGTTCCACCAGGCGAAGTTGGTCAACCTGTTGAAGATCAGCTCGGTACGCTCGAACGTGCTCATGCGACCAGCTCTCGCATGGCGGACTGCCACTCGGCGGCACCGCGCAAGTAACCCGCCACGTCCTGGATGACCAGGGCGGCGACCTCGGCGCGGCCCACGTAGCGGCGCGGGGTGGCGTAGGGCATGTCGCGGATGGCGTCGTGCGACATGCGGGTCTGACGGATGCCCCGCACCCGCAGTGCGGCGGTGACCGGCTCATCCACAGCCACAGGCACGCTCAGGGGGACGCGGCGGTACTCGCCGGTGTCGCGGTGACGGCGGATACCGGAGTCCCCCCAGGTGCCGCCCTGAACCCGCTGGCGGCGGTGGAGGTCGTAGCGCTCCATGCCGACACAGGCGGCAGCGAAGACAAGGCAGCCGAGCACGAACGAGATCATCGGTCCTCCCAGAGGTGAGGCGGGTGGCAGCACGAACAGTCCACGTCATCACAGCGCCGGGCCGCCTGTCGAGCCTTGGCGGCCCGGCGGGACAGCCCCACGAGGCCGACCAGGGCGGCCATGCCGACAACAATAGCGCCGATCGACCAGGCGTACTCGGCGATCACATCGGCCGCCGGGGCTGCGCCCAGTCGCGGGCCAGCAGGTTCAGCCGCGTGTCCCTGCTGGGCGGCCCGTGATGGGCGACAGGGTGAGCGGGGGCGACCCCGCGAGAGTAGGTCGGCCGCTGGCCAGACGGCGGCGGGGGCGGCGACTGGTCGTCCTTGCGGCGGTCCCGCTCGTCGAGCCAGCGAATGGCCAGCGCGCCCGCAATGCCGCCCAGGACGGCGATAGCGGCGGCCATTCCCGCGAGGATGGCGGTGATCGGTATGCTTTCCATCAGAGTCGACCTTTCAAGTGGTCCTTCGTGACGGCCAGCGCTCACCGGCGCTGGCCGTCACCACGTTTAGGCGGGGACGACACCTGGGTGCGGGCCTAGGTGTCGTCCCCAGCGCGCACTCGGCTCTAACTCACCCCGGGGCTGGAGCGGTGCGCGCGCACCTGGCAGCCCTGCGTGCGGCTGCCAGCGTGAGTGAACAACGGGCGGGTCTGGTAGTTGGTGTGGATGTTGCCGCAGAGCTTGCAGTCGGCGGTGCCGGGATAGACGTCGTCCACCACGTGGGCGTCACCCGAGACGATCACGATCGTGCCCCTGCGCGGGTGGCTCATAGCTGGCCTCCTCTACCTGGTCGACTAAGTCTATCACGATATGTTCGGCACGGGTGTCACGCAAGGCGTCGGCCAGCCTTTATTGGTGTGCGCTCAATTGTCGCGGGACGGCGACCACGGCGGCACCACGTAGACACCCTTGCCCTGGTGGCCCTCGACGATGCCGCGCTCACGCAGCAGCAACATGGCGGTCTTGACCGACGACCGGCCCACGCCCAGCTCCGACGCCAACTCGGTGGTGGAGGGCAGCTTGTCGCCCGCCCGCAGCGCGCCGCTCATGATCTGGTCCTGGACGTGGTCGTAGACCCTGGCGTAGTTCGTAGGCATCTAGAAACTCCTTCGTACAGAACTTGACGTAGGGCAACCTGGTCGACTACCATTGTGACATGACATCCTCCCAGACCCCAGCCCAGGCGGACCCCGACAACATCACCCCCCTGCACGACTTCGACGAGACCGTGGTGATCAGCGGCGGCTCATGGGCGATCGTGTCGGTGGAGCACGGCGACAACCTGGTCCAGCTCGACGCGAACAGCGCCGGTGCGGCGACCATCCTGCGATTCAACCTGGCCGAGACTAAGGCGCTCCTGGCCAGCCTGACCGACGCCCTGGTCGCGGCGGCCCGCAACGACTCCTAGCCCGTCAAGCCGGGCTCCACTTCCCCGGAGCCCGGCTTGACGTAGTCGGCCAGGTCGGCTAACCTCAGTACCAAGCGCACAGGAATCACCCCACACGGAAGGACTCGAAATGATCAAGTTTCTCGACAAGCTGGAGTCCCAGAGCTTCGCGCCGCTCAACGGCAAGACCGACCCCTACGACCTGCTGGCGGGCGTGACCGACGCGGTCGGCGACGCGGACCAGATGATGCACGCGGCGGGCGTGCTCGGCTGGGATCCGCAGATGATCCCCCTGTCCGGCATGGACGGGCTGGGCAACATGTACGACGCGGGCCCGAGCAACCGGGGCATTGTGGTGCCGCAGTTCCCCGGCGGCCCGGCGTTCTTCGGCCTGGCGCACGAGAACTTCCGCTTCATCCGGCCCGAGGCCCTGCGCCCGCTGATCGACACGATCGCCGCGCACGGACACCCGCTGACCGGCATCATGCCCGGCCCCACAACCCGCTTCATTTTCGAGAGCGGGGACGTCAAGATCGCCCCGTACTCCGACCAGGCTAAGGCTCTGGTGGGCGACGTGATCCGCTTCCGCTGGCAGCTCGACCTGGGCAACACCGGCCGCACCAGCCTGGGCATCGGCCAGCAGGGCATCCGGCTGATCTGCGCCAACGGCATGACGACGGGCCTCCAGATGGGCCGTGTCTCGATTACTCATGACAACCTCGCCCCCGGCAAGATCGCGGCCGTGGTGGACCACCTGCTCTGGAAGGGCAACGTGGGCCTGGAGAAGTGGATCAGCGACGCGCGCGAGACAATCGACCGCAAGGTGAGCCTGGAGTACGCCCTGAAGATGTGGGCGCTCATGTTCAAGTGGGACGAGACGAAGACGGGCCGGGCGGCCACCACCCAGGACATGCAGCGCGACGCGCTGGTCAGCCTGTGGAACGCTCCGACCCAGCAGGCCACGTTCCCGGACACCGCCTGGGCGTTCTTCAACGCCACCACCGAGTATCTCGACCACCACTCGATCGTCCGTTACGGCACCGGCACTCGCGAGCAGGCTCTGGCCCGCCGCGTGCTGGAGTCCGCCCCGGCGGTCGAGAAGGTCAAGAACATCGCGTGGGATCTGGCGCTCGCCGCCTGACGCACAGCGACGGGGGCCGGTTCACACCGGCCCCCGTCAACCTCTTGATGGAGATCGCACCAACGTAGCAGAGGAGAAGGCGGGCTGATTCTAGTTCTCCAGGAACTTGACATAGTCGGCCAGGTCGGCTACAGTAGGGGTATGACAACGGCAGCAGCGCAGATGAGCACCCCGGACCAGATCGCCATCCTCATAGCCTTCATCTCGATCGGCGTCTCCACCCTGATGTTCGCTTTCGGTGCCTGGAGTCGCAGCAGCAAGCGCTACTGATCACCCCAACCGCAAGGAGACCTGATCATGGAGGACGGCATGCGTGAGGCCCTGATCCTCATCGGGCTTGACCCGGACGAGGTCATCGAGCGCGAGCGCGGCGACGACTTCTGCGCCGAGTGTGCTCACTTCCACCCCGAGGGCCAGGCGTGCCTGCCCGACGGGCCGTGCGGCGACTATCGCTGCTGCATCAACTAGCGGAAGGACGATCATGAGCAACACGGCGGCGGCGCGGCGGCAGATCCTGAAGTCGCTGCGCCTGATCAACCGGGTGATGCGCTCGGCGGTCGACGACTGGAACCCCAACCAGACCGGCTATCACGACCCGGAGGCCGGGGCGTGGGTGTGGGGGAAGATGCCCCCGCGCCTGCTGCCCGAGCACCGCACCGACCAGCTCGACCGGCTGTACGAGTCGATGGAGGACGTCATCGCGGTAGCGTCGAGTGTCCGTGACGCAGCCGATGACATGCGCAAGGCAATCGCGGACGGGCGCGATCCGGACGCACAGACCTGATCCGAAGAGCGCAGAGGGCCCCCGGTCGCAGAGGCGATCGGGGGTCTGGCCCCGAAGTGGCGGTGGACGTCACACCTGGTGCGCACAGGAGAGCCCGGTTCGACTCCGGGTCGGGGTGCGGAAAGGAGCATCCGCATGCCCACAACCGCCGAGCTGGCCGCCATCCTGGCGGACCTTCCGCCCTACACCCACGATCCGGTGGACCGCCTGCGCCACACGCTGGCGGCCTACCCGCACACGGACCCCACCGAGGGCGTCCTGGCAGCCACGCACAACGCCTACCCGGACCACCCGTGGACCGGACTGACGTTCGGCGACCTGCACGCGCTGCTGGCGCTGCTGGATGAGCGCCAGACCGCCGAGTACTGGCGGGGCGTCGACGATGGCCGGGTCGAGGTCATGGAGAATCCGGGCAAGTGGCTCGGAAAGGAGCAGTAGGTACAAAAAGAACGGCCCTCAGCTCAACACTGAGGGCCGTTCTTCGTGTGTCTGGTGTGTCGCACCCAACGGCAACCGGACTGGTTGACGCAATTGCGTCGTGGCGGGAGCCGGACTCGAACCGGCGACCTGCGGGTTATGAGCCCACCGCGCTACCCACTGCGCCATCCCGCTACGTGCTGGGTGCCCGAGATCAGGTCGGCGTCGGAGAAAGCTCTACCGGCTGAGCTACCGCCCCAGACGGGGCGAGCGGGACTCGAACCCGCGACCTTTTCCTTAGAAGGGAAGTATCCGAAGCCTGCGCACCGGGCACCCGCGCCAGAGCTTAGCCGACCCGCGCCATGGGTACTGGCACAAGCATGGATGTCGTGTCGCTGATCCTGCTGATCGCCGCAGCCGTGTGTTTCCTGCTCGCCGCGTTCGGCGTGGCCAGCCGGGTGTCACTGGTGCCGCTGGGGCTACTGTTCTGGGTGCTGACGGTGATCATCCACGCCATCGCAGGCCTCTAGCGGTCCTCGATCGTGTAGGGGATCGTCGGACGCTCCTCGGTGCGCGTCTCGATCGGTGCCGCCGCGCGCGCGTCGGCGGGGGCATTCTGCGCGCCCCATACGGCCAGGAATGCGGCCACGGTGGTGGCCGCGACGATCAGTCCCTCCACCAGATCGATCTTGCCGTCCAGGGTCACGCTGACCAGCGCCCCGGAGAACGCCACCATTGCACCCTGGATCGCCTTGTTGACCTTAGCCGGGTCCATGTCTGCCTCCCTTGTCCTGCAACCGAACGATCAACCGCCACCAGGACACCACCATGGGCCCGAGCAGCACCAGCACCGCCACCCATGCGGGCAGCAGCACACCGAGCAGGGCGGCCAGCAGCGCGGACTCCCACGCCACCGCGACCCACACCCACGCTGTCACCAGGCGCGCCATCGGCCGGTCACGGTGCTTACGCGGCAGGCCAGCCAGGACGCCATAGATGACGCCGGGTATCAGGGAGCCCACCACCTCGAACAGGTAGACCCATTTCACGACGGCCGCTCCCGGAGTGTCTGCGCCAACCGTTCCATGTGATCAAGTCGTGCGGTGGCCTTGTGCGCGTCGACTACAGCAGCTCGCGACTCTCGCTCGGCCTTGTCCTGGTCGCGCCGCCAGCGGGTGATCCAGGCCCACCAGCCATCGTTGCGGTGACGACCGACGTCAGATACTCCACTTGGCGCATAAGGTGACCCTGGCTGTCCATCACCTGCCAGAGCAGCCGGTCGCGCCGCTCGTCCGCCGCAGCCCGCGTGTCGTGGGCTTCCCTCCACTGGGCGCTGATACCCCGCTCGCGGGTGACCTCCTCGCGCAGGCTTTTGCGCAGCTCCGTCTCCCGATTCAGGATCCAGCGGAGCCCGAACGCGATCACGCCAGCCATAACGGTCAAAGACCCAGTCAGCCACGCGGCATCTCCCACTGGTTTCCGTCGCTTCGGTCGTTGAGGCCGCTCGCGGGGTCCAGGCGACGGCGGTGCGGTCTATGGAGCCGGGGCCTCGGTGCTGTCGTCCGCCGCTTCGAAGGTGAACGCGAAGGTGCCCTTGCCGGTCGCGGTCGACGTCGTCCCACCGCCACTGCCGCCATCGACCAGCGCCGCCTTGAATGCAGCGTCGGCGCGGTTGGCCGCCTCGGTGACGGCGGTCTTGCCGGTGATGAACAGGTTCACGTCGTCCGGGGCTGGCGCGGGATCGTGGGCGGGGCTGTCGGGCCGCCACGGGTAGTACTTGTTGTCGATCACGTCGGCGGTCCAGGTCGCCTTGCCGACCGCGGCCAGGAACTCCTTGTCGGCGGTCAGACCCGAGATGACCTTGTCGACGATCCTGTCGATGTCGGCGTCGCTGAGTGGCATGTCTTGTCCCCACTGTCCGTAGTCGGCGGTCATGGCGCGGTCCAGGTCACAATCGCCCCCGGCCACGTTGACCCCATTGCGGTACTGCTGGATGTGCGCCCGAGCGTCCCACCGGCCACCGGACCAGGCGTATGTCTGCCAGCCCCAGGTGATCAGCTTGTGGTCGAAGAGGAAGTCAATGGTCTTGCAGCCGCCGTATGCGCCGGTGCGCTTGACGCCCAGCACGCTGGCGATGCCCTGGAAGTAGGCCGCTACCGGGCCGGTCAGGTCGGACAGGCTGGCGTCCCAGTCCACCGAGAAGTAGATGGGCCGGTCCGGTGGCATCCCGGCGGCCCGTGCCTGCTGCTCGGCCACCACCGCGTAGCGTGCGCCTGCGCTGAACCCGCCTCGGGCGTCACCCGCCTGGTATTCGAAGTTGCTGACCACGGCCAGTCCGGCATCGATCAGGGCGTTGGCCTCGGCCCTGGTCAGGATCTTGCCGACGGTCTGGGAGTTGGACACCGACAGGTAGCGGCAGGCGAACAGCTTGCCCGCCGCGTGCAGCTTGACCGGACTGGGCCGCGCATAGGAGTAGTCGACGCCCTCGACGCTCACGGCTTCACCCCGCCCGTACGGGCGGACGCGGCTGCGTTCGCGTCAGCGAGCACGACCGTCAGCGTCTCGTCGTCGAGCGCTGCCAGCGCGGTCAGTACGGCCGCCGCGCGACGGGTCACGTAGCCCCGGCGACGGGTCTCGGAGTGCTCGGCCACGGCTGTCGGGTCGACCTTGTTCAGGTCGGCCAGCGTGCCGACGATGGCGCGCTCCATCAGCGTGTGGTGCGGCTCGCCGTTGGTGAGCATGAGCTGCCAACCGCTGTCGTCGTCGATCCAGTCATCGTTGGGCGGAAAGCCGACCAGCGTGCGGGCCGCGTTCAGCTCCGCGTCGCCGGGATCGCCTCCAGCGGGCCAGGCGTAGACCCCGCCCTCCGGGGCATGGATGATGATCCACCACTCTGTCATCGACTCACCCACATAATCATCATGGCGCACGCCGTGTCGGTCAGATTGGCCGTGTTCAGGTTGCCGCCCGAGTCCTGGTAACCGTACAGCTCGACGTAGTCACCTACGTTCAGGTAGACGTAGAACATCTTCATGGGAACCTCGCACGATCCGCCTGTCGTTGCGGGCAGGTAGACCCCGGTGCCGTACACCTCGACGCCGTTGACAGCCCAGCGCCCGCCGCGACGGTTGACCGTGTTGCTCGACCACCCGGTGCCGCCCTGGAGCTGGTACCAGCCCGCATAGGTGGCGTAGTAACGGCTGGAATTGGTGGACGTGGAGTGCCCCTCGGGGATGTCGTAGACCTCTTCGTCGAAGGTGATCGCGGTCATGACGCCGGTGGCGACCGTCTGACCGGCCGTGGGCGCGCGGAACATGCCGAAGGGCCGAGTGAGCAGGAAGTCCAACGGGTCGCGCACAAATGCGTTCAGCTCCGACGTGGTCGAGACACCGTCGGGGAAGTCGTGCGAGGTCGGAACCACCACGCCCATCAGCGGCTCACCCACCGGATCATGAACGAGCACTGCTGGTCGGTGGTGACGGCCGTGTTCAGGTTGCCGCCGCTGTCCTGGTAGATGTAGAACTCCACGTAGTCACCCACGTTCAGGAAGACGAAGAACGCGCGGCTGGGTGTCTCACAGGTGCTGGTCGCCGTGGTGGGCAGGTACACGCCCGAACCGTTGACCAGCGTGCCGTTGACGGCAAAGCGGTTGGCCCGGCGGTTGGTCACGTTGGCCGCATAGCCGGTGCCGCCCGCCACCTGATACCAACCCGCATAGACGGCCGTGTAGCGGCTGGTGTTGACGGTGGTGGAGTGTCCGTCAACCGAGTCGATGATCTCTTCGTCGAACAGGCACGCGGTCATGGTGGCGGTGGTGATGGTCTGCAGTACCGTCTGGCGCAGCGCCGCGATCGGCGGGGACAGCAGGAAGTTGATCGGGTCGCGCACAAACGTGTTCATCTCTGTAGACGTGGCCTGGGCGTCGGCGAAGTCGTGGGTGCCGGGTACCGCTGCCATCAGCTTGCCTCCATCAGAACGGCCTCACGTCACTGCCATCCCACCGGGAGTCGCCCCAGCGGAACCATGGCCCGGACTGCCCGAGCGTCGAGCCGACCAGCGCCGACGCCGTGAAGCGCAACCGCCGGACCACCCGCGAGATGTCGTGCGCGACACCCACGATCACCAGGTGATCGGCACCCTGCGGCCAGGTGGAGGGCACGCCAGTGAGCTGGATGCGCTGCCCCACACCCAGGCGCAGCAGAAAGCGCTTCTGATCGTCGGTGCGGTACATGAGGTCGACGGTCAGGACGGGCAGGTGCATGCGCGGATCACCGAAGTAGGTGACCACCCAGTGCCCCAGGTTGGCCGTGTCGGCGTCCACAGCCGTGGTCAGCGTCGCGGTGAACGGGAAGACGCCGTTGGTCGCAATCGACGGGTCGTTGTCCTCGCGCGCGCTGACGCCGTTCACCTGACTGACCTCGGCATGGTTGATCGGGCGGTTCAGGCGCAGAACGATCGACCGCGACAGCCAGCACAGCGGGATCTGCGCCGGGTCGGCCGCCACCCCGGCGGGCCACCAGTAGTCGTTGGTGATGACCGCCGACGCGCCCTCGGTCAGGCGGGCCGACGGCGTGAACATCCCGGTGCGGATCATCGGCCACCGGCCAGCAGGGTCCGGGCCTTACCGCTGGAGCTGACATTGGTGAGGCGCACCCGAGACGCGGCGGCGACCGGGGGGATCAGCGTGCCGCCCACGTCCGCGAATGTGACCGTGGCGATCTCCCACTGTTCGGACACGGTACCGGTGGCCTGGCCGGTGACCGCTACGCCCAAACCGCCGACCAGGATGCGCTCGGTCGCGGTGGTGAACCCGTTCGTCGCGCGGGCCGTATAGGGAGCTGACGCACCGCAGGCCCCGAAGCCGCCGGTCTGGCCGAAGCTGCCCACCAGTTGGTCGGCGGTAGCAGGGGTGACGCTGCTCGACAAGAGCGCCTTGGAGTTACCGGTACCCGAGCCGGTCTTGTCCCGCATGTCGGAGGTCCAGGGCCCGTTGGTGGACCGGTACTCCAGCCCGGAGATCCGCTTGAACGTGCACGCCGCCGCCATCGTGACGGTAATCAGGTTGGCCCCCGCGCTGGTCAGGCAGCCGGTCGGCACATAGAAGATCCGCACGGCGTCGTTAGCGGGGGCGTTGCGAACCTTAGCAATGGCGGACTGCCAAGGGTTACCGGCCGCATCGGTCACGGAGAGCACGTCGGTTACGCCCGTGTCTTCCCATCCGATGCCGATCCAGAGCAAGTTGCCCAGACTGTTGGACGAGTAGGAAGCGGTCACGGTCGTGCCCGAGCCGTCGGCCGCACCATGGGTCTCGCGGTGAAAGACGATCGTCACGGGGCTATCCCTGCGCGTAGGACAATGAGCCGGACACCGCGCCCAGGGCCGTGCCGGTCACGCCCGCGTAAACGAGCTGGAGCACCGAGTTGTCCCAGACCTCGGGCATGTTCAGTTCCGACCAGCTCAGCGCGTACGGGGTGTTGGCCAGCGGGGTGGGCAGTTCGGCCATCAACCGGAACGCCACCAGGTGAATGGCCCCTGAGACGTACGACGTACCCAGAACCACCCCCTGCACAGAGCGCACACCCACGTCTCCGGCCTGCAGAGCGAAGACCACCAAGGTCCCAGCCACGCCGGTGATGGGGAAGCTGGCCAGCGTCGCCGTACGCCCGGCCGTACCCGCCGAGTTGGTGTAGCTGACCGTCGTGTTGGTGATCGCACCCGCGTTGCCGGTGACCACTGAGGTCTCCATCGCCAGGAACACACCCGCGCCGTTGGTGGAGGCCGTCTCATCGCGGGCGGGCCAGGCGGGGGACACGATCGGCTGGTTGATCGTGGTGGTGACTACCGGGACGTTGCCCCACAGCCTGTCGATCACCCACAGGCCCTGCACGTTGCCGGTCTGGATACCGGAGATACGGGTGATGTAGGACTGCTCGCCGGACACGGCCGCCGGGATCGCGATAGCGCCATTGGTGGTGCCGGTGAACACCGCGCCGTTGAGGGCACCCGTGGGAGCCGCGCCCGCGCCGAGCGGGCCGGTCTGATACCACGGCGTGTGCTGGATACCCACCGCCTCGGCGGTGCCCGCGTCCTTACCAAAGAAGCGCGGATACGGGATCATCCCGTTGATGAGCTGGTCAAGGCTGACAATGGTCACGCCGGACTCCCGTCACACATTGAGGATCGTTCGCCGATCCTGGAAGGTCAGCGAGCCGTTGCCCGCGATGAACAGACGGCCCTGCTCGGTGTTGCGGGCCTCGTACATGGCTTCGGCGGCCGTCTTCCCGGCCAGCCTGGCCGCGCTCATGACCGAACAGCCCGCGTCAACGTCGGGCATTTCCGAGTCGGTCAACCCCATGTAGGCACCGATGGTGCGGATCCGAGCGCCGGTGAGTTGGCGCTCCATGCCCTCGAAGCCCATGTGGTACTGGGCGACGAAGTCGGCATTGGTGTAGTCGGTGGCCGCGCCGACGTAGAGCTGCGCATGCCCGATCAGACCGTTGTGCAGGTCGGCCACCCGGATCTCCGTGATGGTGGTGCCGGTGGGCGCAACGCCGCCGACAGCCGCCACATAGATCTTGTCGCGTACCCACATCTCCAGCGTGTTGGGTGTGTAGCCGTAGCGCAGCGCCAGCGGGATGGGCTGGCCGGTGATCGCCGAGTTGCCGCCGGTCGTAGTGGTGCTACCGGTCAGGGAGGTGCCGGTCAGGTCGGCGACGATGTCGCCCACGGTCACGTTGTAGGCGATACGCACAAAGCCGGTCGCGGTCGGGCCGGTCTCGGAGAGCTGGAGCACCAGCGGGTACATCAGCGTGGCCGTGGTGGGCTCGACGTTGACCCAGACCACGGCGGTGATCACCTGTCCGGCGTTGAGAGTGATGGCCGGGCTGGACACCGAGCGCAGACGGAGCTGGGCGGCAGGCGGCACACGGGTCATGCGCAGCACCGAGAGGTCATCGGCGGGAGCCACCGAGCCGTTGGCGTTGTCGATCTGGGCGGGCGTGTAGTTGTTGCCGTCCACCACATACAGGCCCAGGTTGGGCAGAGTGCCGAACGCCGACCGGAACGTGGTGCCCGAGGGCTCGTTGAGCGGCCAGTAACCCTGCAACGATGTCCCGGTGGTGCCCCGGTGCTGGACGTAGGCGGCCAGCGTGGACAGGAACGTGCGGCTGCGCTCCCAGCGACTGAGCTGGTCCACCGACTGCACCGCGATCTGCTGATCCAGGCCCGGCCCGGCCCAGTCGGTGATCTCGGGGAATTCGATGGTGCCCCGGTGCAGCTCGAAGACGAAGATGCCGATCTGCTCGGTCAGCCTTACCGGCATGCCGGTAGTCAGCGCCATCGGGGAAGAGGCATTGCCGGGCGTGAAGGAATGGGTGGGGTTGCTGAGCAGGAAGCGCAGCACACCGGGCTCTTCGGAGGTCTCGACGCCGTCACCCAGGCCGCCCGTAATCGGCGCGCGGAACGAGTCCACGGACGCCGTGACATCCACCCAGCCCACGCCGTAGTCGAAGAACAGGTGCCAGTTCTCGTAACCGGCCATCAGTCCTCGAATCCCAGCCCGCGACCGCCATTGCGGCGCTTGTGCGCCAGCAGCTCCTCACGGAGCACTCGGCCGTCGGGCGTCTCGTGGATGACCCGCAGGGTGATGACGTCGCTGCCACCACCACCGCCGCCCGAGCCGATCGACATCTTGGAGCTGCTGCCACTCCTGGCCCGGTCGACCTCATCGGTGGTGCTGACGTACTCGCCACCGTGGACGATGGCGAGCTGTGGCGCGCCCTTCGGCCCGGCCACCAGGCCACCGCTGTCGTAGCCCTTGAGCATCATCGTCTTGGACACGGCGTTGTTGAGCGCGCCCATACCCAGGACGTGCACGCTTACGGTGATCTCCTTGTGGATGTTGGGCTGGTCGTGCAACTTCTTGTATGAGCCCAACAGCTTGTCGATCTCGGCCTTGCTGAAACCCAGCGCTGCCAATTGGCGGCCCAGTGCCGCCACCTGCTCGTCGAACTTGCGGGTGGCTGCGGCGGTGCCCGTGCCACTCTTGATGGCCGCCGTGCGCTGACGCTCGTAGTCCTGGATCAGGCCCAGAATCATGGCCTGGTTGGCCAGGCCCTTCTCGGTGTGGTTGGACAGCGAGTGCCCGTTGGCCTCAACCGACTTGGTCAGCGCCAGGGTGTCCCGCTTCACCGCGAGCAGCGCCTGGTCATAGTTCATCTGGTCGCTGAACAGGTCGTCGAGGGCCGTCTTCAACTCGTCGATCGACATTGTCAGGTGCGCGTTGGCGGTGTAGGCGTCGGCGGACGCGCTGGCCATGGCGTGGAAGCGGCCGGGAATGGGTGCCCAGGCACCGCTGACCTTCGGCCCGATCTCGGCCAGATCCTCAAAGCCGTTGTTCATCATGCCCATGATCGTCTGGAGCGGGCCGCCGATGTCCTCCAGCCAGCCGGTGACCTTCGCGCCCGCGCGCACCAGGTCATCCCAGGTGTTGGCGAGGAAAGCCACGGTCTGGCCCAGGATCTGGATCGTGCCGTCCAGCATCATGAACAGCGTGTGCATGCCGGTGACGGTGCCCTGAGAGTTGGTCATCAGGTCAAAGAAGTCGCCCAGCGTCTTGCCCAGGTCGGGCAGCTCGTCGGCCAGCGCCTGAATCACCGGCCCCATGCCCTCGAACGCCTTGCGCAGGCCCGGCATCAGCCCCTTAGCGAAGCCGCCCAGCCCCTCGGCCAGGACCGGCACCAACCTGGCCAGCGGCTCGAACGCGCTGCCCAGGTCCAGATCGGCGAAGTCGTGGCGCAGGATGTCCAGGCTCTCGATGATCGGCCCGACGAACGCCTTGCCGCCGCCGAAGAACTCTTCGCTGATCGACTTGCCGAACGCCGCCGCCGACTGGCGCACGGCATTGTCCTTGCTGGCCATGGCGATACCGCCAGCGATGCCGCCGATGCCGGTCAGTCCGGCCACCGCGCCCGCGATAGCGCCGCCGAGCGCTGGCAGTGCGCCGATGACCGCGCCGATAAGGAAGGGGATGAAGCCCGAGGTAACGGCGCTGACCGCCTCGCCGCCGCCCGCCAGCGCCTTGGCGAAGCCGCGCGTGAAAGCGTTGCCGCCGCCGCTGCCTGCCCGCTCCAGCTCGTCCTTGAGGTTTTCGAGCTGGCGTAGCTGGCTCTTGTCGCGGCGCAGGTCCTTGAACAGGGTCTTGTTGCCGGTGCGGTCGATCTCCTTGCCGATGTCGACGACCGAGCGGCGCAGCCGCTGGATCTCGGCGTCGGTCCTGGAGCCCTCCTTGCCAAAGTTGGCCAGGTTGCGCTCGGCGCGCTCGGCGGACGAGGCCACGTTGTCCAGCTCGGTTGCCCCTTGGAGCAGGCCGCGCCCCTTGGCCTCGGTGAGGACGTCGAAGACGATGTCACGTGCCACCGCCGCCTCCTCCCAGGTGGTGCCGAGCCATCCACGCCTCGGTGATCTCGGCGTAGCGCCGCCAGTCGCGGTAGTCCATAGTCTCGATCTCGTCGCCGGTCAACGACGGCACCGCCGCCCGCATGTACGGGGTCAGTCCGCGTCGTCGCTCTGCGAAGGTGACCCGCCGGGCTCTTTTCCCAGCTCGTCCGCCTCATCCAGGGTGGTGATGTGGTCGGGCTGGTCGTCGCGGCGGGCGATGTAGCCCAGCAGGTCGTACGTCCAGTCGGGCCAGGCGACGTCCACCCCGGCCCGGCGGACACCCAGCCAGAACATGATCGAAACGGTGCGCCGTGACGGCCGCCGGATCGCCTCGCCGGTCTCCTCGTCGATGAGCGGCACGCCCTTGTCTTCGGCGGGCTCGCCGCGCAGGCATTCCAGCCAGTCCTCCGGATCCAGGCCCGGACCGTCCGGCTCGGGCCGTTCGACCAGGTCGGCCTCCTGGTTGGTGAAGCGGTTAATGTCCATGAAGATCCACCCGGCGGGGAGGCCATAGCGCTTGTGATCGTCATCGGAGAGCATAAAGCGCATGATCAGCCTCTCTCAACGCGCTGACGGATGCGCTCCGCAACCGCCTCCAGCCCCCGGTAGACATCCTCGGCCGCCCCGTGTACTGGGTTGTCCACGAAGCCAGGGGTGACCGACTGGTCGTACCAGCGCAGCGGGTTACCGAACAGCTTGTGCCGCAGTAGGCCCGAGTTGATCGCGTTGACGGCGCGCAGCAGCGAATGCCCCCGTGCATACACCCGCACCCGCAGGCCGGTGGCCCGCATCAGCGTCTGCACCCGGATCGCCCTGGACATGGTCGGGGCGTAGCCCGAGGGCAGGTAGGTGGACGCCTGGGCGCTGATCGCCCGCTGCAGCGGCTTGATCTGCTCGCGCGTCTCCGCGTTGATCTGGCGCTGGCGCGTGCGGTGCTGCTCGCGCATCAGGCGCGCGATGCGCCTGATCTCGAAGGGGGGGGTACCGACGATGTGAACCTCGACGGCCACTAGAACGTGACATCCAGGTTCTCGGCCATGACCTGGATGGCGGGCAGCGTGCCCGCCGGGTCGGCGAACGCCTGGAAGGTCGTCTTGTTGTCCAGGCCCTGCGGCCCAGACACGTTGATCCCCGAGTTGGTGATCTTGCAGAACGGCATGATCACGGAGAGCTTGCCGAACTGCGAGGTGCCCGCGTCGACCTTGCCGACCCAGGACAGCTCCAGGCAGGTGGTGCTGTAGGCCGCGTATGCGTCGTAGAGCTGCGTACGGTCCTGGAACTCGATGTCCAGGTCGGCGGTGTAGGACTGGAACGCCGAACCGGCCATGAGCTGGTTGGACTTCGTGCCGAGGCCACCCGAGAAGAAACCGTCGGTACGCAGCGGCATCGCGCCCTTCGCCGACACCCCGCGGCAGCCCTTGATCTCCGCGCCACCGGCCACCGATACCACGCTCGACGCGACCGAGGGCGTGCCGCCGATCTTCGCCGAGAAACAGTTGAACCGCAGCGGTTCGTTGATGGTCGCGCCGGTGCCGCCCACGTAAGCGGCGGTGGCCAGCGCGGTGGCGGTCGCCTCGGACCAGCCGTCCAGAGAGAAGCGCAGCTTGAGCAGCTCGTTACGGGCCTGCGACAGCTCCCACTGGGTGATCTTCGCGCCAGCCACGGTGTGCGGGCGCACCAGGCCGGTCTGGGTGGTCTCCGGGAACCCGAACTGCACCGTCATGGCCAGCGCGCCGGGGTCGCCGTTCCAGAACGCGCTGCGGTAGAACGCACCGGAGAGCAGCACCGGGGCCGCCAGCGGCGCGCCCAGCATCTGCTTGTAGATCAGGTCCAGGTTGCGAGTGCCGACGTTAAGCTCCACGTCGCGCGAGACCTGCTGGCCGACCGTCGCGGTGCGGTCGATGGTGGGCACGGTGGAGCATCCGCCCAGCCCCTCATCGGTGACCTTGAGAACGTCCAGCCCGTCCCCGCCGATGGAGACATGCTTGTAGAAGTGGTCAACCGTGACCGGCGTGCCGACCGTGGTTTCGTTCTTATACCCGAACTGCGAGCAGATGCCCGAGCCGACAGCCATGGGTTACCCCTCCTTATCACCCTCGGGCAGGTCGACCATTTCGACCGCCTTCGTCTTGGACTTCTTGCCGGACTCCAGCTCCCATGTCGAGCGGGCGAACGCGCGCACGTCTCCGTCTTCGAGCACGCCGAGCTGGACCACGAAGTAGTCGGCGGCCTCGTCGTCCTCGACCACCTTGCCGGGAACGTCGACACTCGCGCCGACCAGCAGCTCCAACGGCATGCCCACGGCCATGCCGAGCACGGGCACGCTGGCGTCGTGGCGGCCCACGTAGCGCAGGCGGATGATGTCGACCATTGCGTGCTCCTTTAGATCCTGGTCCAGACGACCACGGAGAAGTTGACGATCACGTCGCAGCCGCTCTGCCCACGCATCTGGCGCACCTGGGTGATCTGCGGCTGACATGCCAGGACCACGGTCGGCACACCTAGCGACGAGTTGCGGACCAGGGCATGTATGGCCCTGGTCCAGGTGAACGCGGTGGCCCGCGCGGTGCGCATGACACTGTTCGCGTCGCGCGTGGAGATACCGCAGGGGATCTCCCAGTGCTCATCCACATCAGCGTGCGCGCCGTCAACGCCCAGGCTCGCCCAGGAGAACTCGGCGCTGGTGACGGACTCGTCGTCCACTACCGGGCGCGCGCCGATCGTGACGATGGTCGGCCCGGAGAAGTCGGTGAGCCCCGGCCCGTCGTAGACCCGCAGCGTCTCGGCGGCGATGCCCGCCGCGATGGTGGCGTCAGCGATCACCGTGTCGTAGAGCCCGTTAAGCACAGCCTCGATCGCGGTGGTGGTCATGCGATGTAGACCCTGCGGTCGGGGGCCAGCAGCTCCTGCGCGCGACGCGGGACGGCGAAGCCCAGCGGGGTCTGCACCAGCTCTTCACCGGGGTAGCCGCGTCCGGCCGAGCCGTTCTGGACCATCCACAGGTGCCGGAAGACTTCCAGTCCGGCCGTCTTCTGCCTGCTCAGAATGGCCGCGAGTCCGGCGGTGTAGACCACGGTGTAATAGCCGTAGAACCAGGAGCCCCGGCTGACGATCAGCCCCGACGTGGTGTCGGCGAAGTAGCTGGTGGTGTCCAGCGCGGTGCCCTGGTCGGGCGTGATCGACGTGACCGAGACCAGCGGCACCTTGTTGGGCTGGATCACGCACGAGTTGAGCTGGCGCAGCTCGGTGAGGACGGTCGGGGACAGCGGGCCGCCGATCGCGTACTCCACCCATTCGCTGGCGGCCGTGAGCACGGTGGTCATCTTGGTGTCGTCGGCCGCGCCGCCGGTGTAGTTGATCCACGCCTTCGCCTCAGCCAGGGTCGCAACCAGCGTCATGGCGTCCCCTCCGAGGCAGGTAGTACCACCGGCCCCCCAGGGGAGGCCGTCCCGACGGGGGCCGGTGGCACGTCTCTATGTGAAATCTACGTGATGTAGACGTACGGGATCACGAATGCGCTGGTGGGTGTGGCCACCGTGGCAGGCGCGACACCGAGCACACCGGAGCCGTGGGTCTGCGAGCACGCCCGGCCCGCAGCGGCCAGAGCCGCATTGAGCATCGAGACGCCGCGCAGGGTCGGCACCGTGGTGGCGGTGAAGCTGATGCCCACCCGGTAGAGCCCGGCCGCCGGTGTGGTGTACGCCGTAGCCAGGGTGCCCGCGTACGCCGTGTTGGCCGCACGCGCCGTGGTAAGGAAGTCGGCCGACTGCGCGAGCTTGTTGCCCGCGCTGTCCCGGATCACCACGTAACCGTTGGTGGGCGTACCCGCCGCCGTGCCGCCGGTGACGAAGTTCAGCGCAGTGATCGTGACGCCCGCGTCGATGTACATGTCAAAGACCAGCTCGACGCCGGTCGCCGCGATGGCACAGTCAACGCTGGCGTAGAGCTTCGGCACCGACTCGCCGTAGATGTTCGGCGAGCCGAAGCGCAGCCAGTCCGGATTGACCTTGGGATACGCCTCGGTGTTGGTATTGCCCGGCATGCCTACTCCGTCTTCTTGGCCGCAGGTGCCCGCTTGGCGGGAGCCTTGGCCTTGTCGTCGTCGCCCTTGTCGCCGTCCTTGACGTCGTCGCCGTCCTTGACGTCGTCGCCCGACTCGTCGGTCTCCACCGATTCCTCGGTCCCGTCGTCGTCGAACTCCGCGCCGAAGTCGTCGCGGAGAGCCTGACGGATCTCCTCGATGCGCCGGGCCTTGGTGCCCTCCCGGCCGTTGTCGGGGCTCTTGAGCTGGTTCTCCAGCTCGGTGCGCAAGGAAGCCTCGCGCACCGCCGGGGTCGAAACCCAGTCCATTGGCATAGTCATGGCCTCCTAGTACCCGGCGGTCGGGATGACGCCCGTGCCGCTGATGACCGAAATTGCCTCGGGGCGACGGTTGCCCATGAACGCGAAGTACTCGAAGACCTGGACGCGCACCTGAAGGGTGCCGCTCAGGACCTCCTGGAGCACCCGCGTGCGAACCGGACCCTCCCAGAGGAAGAGGTCACTCCACCGCGCGGTGATGATCCGGGTCTCGTTGGTGCCGCCGCCAAGGTTCGACGGGATGTTGCCGTCGGTGTAGGCGGGGGCGCCGTAGGCGAACATGCCCGCCGCACCCTCGGCCGCGAGGCCGCTCTGGGTGGCCGCCGGGTTGTAGGCCACGCCCGGCAGCGTGATCAGCGGCCGGTTGGTCGTGTCGAGCTGGCCGGTTGCCCAGTACCACATCGACGGAATGAGGAGCACGCCCGTCGCGGGCAGCTTGCGGTTCTTCTCGATCAGCGAGGCCGACTGCACGAGCGGGACGTACAGCTCAGGCAGGGTCGGGCTGGCATCGGTGTAGGTCACGGCGTTGATGCCCGGAACGTTGAGGATGCCGAGCACCTGACCGGCAGCGTTGGACCCGTTGACCACCTGAATGTCGAGCTTGCTGTTCAGGTCAGCCAGCAGGTCGGCGTAGATGATGTCGTCGAAGTTGATCGGCGACTGGTCGAGAAGCTGCAGCGCGATGTCCTGCTGTCCGGCGATCGTCTTGACGTTCGCCTGGACCGACGTGTCGGTCAGGTCGGTGGACTGCACCGCAGCCGCGTCAGCGGTCTGCACGGCGGCAGCCGTACCGGTGCTGACCTTCGGCAGGTTGATGGAGTCGGTGCCCGGCGGCAGATCGAAGTGCTGGCACAGGTTGGCCGCGGTCCGGCCGAAGCGCGGCAGGTCAACGTACTGGTCGACCATCCAGAGCGGGGGAACGAAGTAACCGCCCTGGCCGTCCGTCCGGTTCGGGTTGACACGCGACTCGAAGACGGAACCGTCGGGCAGCGCCCGCTGCTCGTCGCGCGCGCGACGCTCGCGGTTGGCCAGCCGTGCGGGCAGCTCGACCCGCAGCTCGGCCGCGTGGCGGGCAAGCCGCTCGGAGGCCGCATTGGCACCGCCGTCGCCGTCACCGTGGCCGGTGCCAGCGCGGGCCAGGTCCAGGAAGTATGAGTGTCCGGAGCCCCGGCCGTAGACCATCGGCTCGTTGGTGACGACCGCGCCGCCGACCGCGCGCGTCTCGGTCGTGGCACCGTCGCCGGACACCGCGTTCTCGGCCGGAAGGGCTGCGATGGTGGCCCGGCGGGCCTCGTCGCGGGCCACGGCCAGGTACAGCCCGGTGGCTTCCCGTCCGGCGGCAGCGTCGGCCATCTCGCCGCGCTCGGTGGTGAGCGCGTCCCAGCGGGCCTGCTGCTGCTCGTCCAGCGGGTTGTTGCCCGCTGCGTCGTTGATACTGCGCAGCTCGGTCGCAATAGCGGCCAGGCGCACACGTGGATTCATTGGAAGGACTCCTCTAAGGGAAGACGGAGAGAGCGCGCTCACGCGCGGCTCTGGTCAATCCCGAGGTGTCCAGTTCAACGGCCCCGGCGGACGGGGTGCCCGCAGGGGCGGCCCCGTCACTGGAATTGCGCAAGTAGTCAACGAGATCATAGAGCAGTCGCCGCCGCTCGTCATCGTCCAGGCCCATCATCATCGAGCGCACACTGACGCTGGTGGCCGTGTAGACCGGGTGGACGACCGGCCCCAGCTCGTACAGCTCGACCTCCTTGACGCTGCGCAGGTCGACCTCAGTGCCGCGCCGGGTCCAGGTGTCGTTGTTGACCCGCATCTTGAAGCTCATGCCGCGCAGCGCCTTGCCCTCGATGGCCTGACGGATCGGCTCGACCACCGGGTTGTCGAACAGCCGCGCCCGCACATACAGGCCGTGCTCGTCAGGGTGGACGTCCTCGAACGCGCCGATGGGCACAGTGCCGGTGCGCGGGTCGTTGCCGTGGTCGAACTGGAGGACGGGCATCCGCTCGGCGAGCGTCTTGGTGAAAGCGGAGCGCTCAATCATCTCGTCGAACGCCGGTTCCCGGCCCATCGCGGGCACGCGGGCATGCCGGTTGAACACCGCCGCGTAGCCCTCCATGGTGTGTCCGTCGGACACCTCGGGCTCGAAGCTGTAGGCGCGCACGCAGAACCGGGACGGCTTCACGGCATCCTCCAAACGCTAGAAGTCATCGGGCGTGTCTTCGGGCACGTCGATGGGATCGGACCAACCGGTGCGGGGTAGTGCCTCGAAGCCCATGATCAGCGCCTGGATGTCGGGGGCCAGGTCGTCCCAGGTGGCGTTGTCCATGCCTGCGGCCATATACGCCTCGCGCACCTGGGCAGCCTCGTCGGGGTCCGGGTCGTGCGACCCGAGCGCGTCGGAGAGTCGGTAGTGCAGCTCGGCCTGCGGCGAGAGTGGCTGGGTCATTAGTCGGCCTCCTGAATGATGAGCACGGAACGGTTCACCCAGTTGTATGCGGGCTTGCCGGGGCGGGCGATGTGCACCGCACCCCCGCCGGGGCTGTGGTGGTGGCTGGAGATCTCGATCCCGTCAAGACCCTCCGCAGCGGCGTAGCGGCCAGGGTCGCGCAGCGTGCCGACGCCGCCGGTGTCGCCCTGCCGGGAGCCGCTGAAGTGCTTCGACGAGGAAGAGCCGGTGGCACGGGCGCGCTTGTGAACGCTGTCAAAGCCTTCGATCTTGGCTGACTTCGGGATCAGGATGCGCACCACACTGTTCTTAGAGCCGTCGCTGTACATCCTGGCCACGCTCTGCTGGGTGGTCAGGTAGTAGCCGTTGCCGAAGATGCCGGTGCCGTAGTAGGCCGGGCCGCTGCGCATGTCCTCGTGAATGGAGGCAGCCGACTTGGTCGGGGTGCCCCAGCCGCCCGCGCTCTGGACGCCACGCCACGCCTCGATGTAGTCGCCGGTAGCCAGCAGCCGGTCAAACTCACTGCGCTTGACCACGGTGGGCGTCTCGTCATAGCCCTGCATCGCGCCGATGGCGGCCAACCGCTCGTCGGCGGTCTTGCCCCGGTAGCTGCGCCGGGTAGCGGACACGTCGGAGCGGAGCTTGTCCTGGGCACCGTTGTCGCTAACGAGATTCCTGCCCTTCGACGGCTTGTGCGGGGTGGCGGGGCGCGGCGGGGCCGACGGTGCGCCGTTGCCCGCCGTGGTCGAGGGGAAGATTGACATGACGTTGGTCTGCAGCTTGCCGCCCGCCACCGGGTGATGCAGCTTGCCCGCCTTGTCCAGGGCGTCGATCTCGGCCCGCGTCATCCACTTCGCGTCGGAGGTCTCCATGCGCGCGTTGTGGGTCTGAAGGTGCGGGGTCATCATGGTCGGCACCGTGGCGGCCACCGAGTGGTACGTCCACGGCGTGGGGTTGCCCTTGGCGTCCACCGCGTTGATGTCGGAGCGCTCCAGCACGTGATAGCCGTGCACCTGCGCACCGGCGAAGTCGGCGTCGGTCCAGCCCAGCTCTTCGGCCACCTCGCGGGTTGCGCCCTGGTAGAAGTTCTCCTTGGACTCGAACGCACCGCCGGGATAGCTCCACACCCCGGGGTCAGAGATGGCCGGGCCGCGCTGGGTCATCAGGAACCGCTCGGTGCCGCTGGCGTCAACGTGGCGCAGCAGCAGTCCGCCCGAGCCGTACTTGCCCCACACGCGCGACTTGTGGTCGGGGGTGTAGAGCCACTCATCCCCGCGCTGGCCGCTATTGGTGGCCTGCACCAGCAGACCGCCCTGCGGCGCGGGCAGGATCGTCTGGTGCGGGTTGGCCGGTCCGGCGATCTGGGCCGACGGGGTCGGCATGGTACCGAGCGGCGTGCCCGCCGGGGTGAACCGGTCGATGAGCTTCTTGGCCCGGTCGCGGTCCTTGCGGCCCGGCGCGAACTGGGCGGTGGCGTGCAGCCCGGCCAGGATCTGCTGCTGATCCCGCGCCGTCATAGCGTCGTAGTCGGCCTTGTGCAGGTGGCCGATATGGGTGTTGCGCTCGGCGTCGCTCATCATCGAGTTGGACGATGCGGCCAGCGCGTTGCCCTGCCGGGTGCCGCGGTTGGCGCGACCCGACACCGGCGTGATCGGGGTCTGCATGTGCGGGTTGGGATTGGCCGGTGCCCCGCCGGGCAGCGTGCCCACGTTGGTAAGCAGCCGGGCCAACGGGTCATGCTTGTCCATGATGTCGGCCGCGCGCTGCACCAGCGCCGGATCAGCGCTGGTGGCATACACGCCGGTCAGGTAGTCCATCAACGTCTTGCGCTCGGGCGAGGGCAGATTGTTGAAGTCGTACGGGTCGATCGCGTCGATCGCGTCGAGCTTCTCGGCGTCGGTAGCCACGGTGGGCAGCAGCGCCTGCGCATAGCGCGCCTGCGCGAACGGTGCCCTCGACCCCGGCGCCAAGTGAATGGCGTTGCTGGGCACCGTCGCGCGGTGGTTCGGGTCGAAGCGGTCCAGCAGGTCACGCGCCCGCAGACGCTGCGCCGGGTCGACGTGGTAGCCGTAGATGTCGTCGAGCACATCCATCACGACGTGCTGGGAGCTTCCGTCCATCGCGTCGAAGTCGGCACGACTCAGCTTCTCCAGCTCGTCCAGCTTCACCGCGCCGGACAGTGCCCCGTTGGCAGCCGCCAATGCATCACGGATCCGCGCCTGCTGCGCCGGGTCGTACACGCCGGGAACACCCGGAGCCGTGGGCAGCTTCGCCGCAGGCGCTGCGGTCGGGTATCCGGCGAGCTGGGCATGCACGCGGTCGGCCTGCGACTGGTGTGATCCCCACTGATGGCTGGAAAGGTGCGCCAACATCCAGTCCTGATCGGCCACGGATAGCGACGCCCAGTCGCTGGGGGTCATCTGGCCAGCAGAGGCAAGCTTGGAGGGATCGGTGACGTTCGCGTCGCGCATCAGGAACAGCGCATTGGAAGCGCGCACGGTTCGGTTCGGCGACGAGATGAACACCGGCATGGCAATAGGCATGGCCGTGCCCACCGGAGCTGGCGCGGCAGTGCCGGGCGTGACCTGCACCAGGCGGTCATAGACGTCCTGGGCGCGCTGGCTGTCCTGACGGCGCAGCGCGTGCGCGTTGATGTCGTTGAGCTTGTCCAGGATCTTGTTCTGATCCGGGCCGGACAGGGTGGCGAAGTCGGTGTCGGTGAGCCGGTCGACCTTGTCCATGGTGTCGGTGATCGGGTTGGGCTTGCCGACCGCGTCCAGCGCGTCGGCGATCCGCTTGGCACGCGTCGAGCGCGGCCCGGGCACGCCCGGCGAGCGCGGCAGGCGCGGGGTGGGCACATGCACCGGCTGCGGCACGTGTACGGCCGGGGTCATGCCCGCGCCCACGTGGTGCAACAGCGCCTGCCGGATGTAGTCGTGGCTGGCCCCGCGCGGCAGGGTGACACCCATCCGGCGGGCCACCCGGCGCAGCCGGTCACGGTTGTAGCTGGCGAACGGGTCCGGGCCGCCGCCGGTGAGATGGATGTTGATCGCGTCGCGCAGCAGCGCACCGGCAGAGATGAACTTGCCGTCCGGCCCGCGCGGGTGAAGCGACGGGTCCCAGGAGCGGCCGGTCTCCCCGTAGAGGTCGACACCGTTGGACTCAGCGATCATCTGCAGCGCATCAACCAGAGCCTGCTCGTCATCGTCCAGCTCGGCATCGTCTAGGTCGGCGAAGTCGTCGGGCTCGTCGTCGTCCGGTTCCATCCGGTGCCGTCCGGGAAGCGCCCGGACAGCGCGCACGTCGGCGTCGGCGTGCAGCATTCCGCGAGCGGGGGCGTCGGGACCGCCGCCCGGCCCGCCGCTACCGCTGGAGGACTGGAGCTGCACCGACACCCAGTCGGGGTCCTTGACCAGCAGCGTCATGTCGTAGTTGTTCTCGACCGCCGCGATAGCCGACTCCCGCAGGAAGCCGCCGGTGGACAGGCTGACGATGGTGGACGCCTTCGCCGAGCCGATCTCGGCCATATCCTTGGCGTCCTCGCGCAGGTACGGGATGTCGAAGTCGTCATACCAGAGCTGCTCGTCGGCGGGCTCGGTGATGACGGAGGCCAGCGACCCGCAGGCCGAGCGCCACAGCGGGCGCATCGTGCCGTCGACGAAGTTGCGCTTGGCGGCGTTGTAGTTGCCTGCGTTCAGCGATGAGCCCTGCATGCCCTCGGACAGGCCGACGATCACCGGGGAGATGCGCAGCACGGCCGCAATGCGGGTCTCACCGGCACCGGTGATGGCCCGGTAGTCGATCTGCTGCATGGTGGCCGCCGACAGCGACATGTCCGCACCGCCGCCGATGTACAGCGGCTTGTAGGCGTTCTCCGGACCCTCGTGCTCGGCCTTGGCCGCCGCCACGAACTCGCGGAACTTCTCGATACTCAGGTCCGGCCCGAGCCGGAAGACCGGCCCAAGCGTCGCACCGTTGCGGAAGAATCCGAGCTTGTGCTGGGTGGCGGCCTGATCGGCCATGATCTCGGCGACAATCGGGGTCAGGCAGGACATGCCCCGGTAGTTGGCATCCGGGTCGGGGATCGGCGACCAGTGCGCCAGCTCCTCGGGCAGGTAGAACTTCGGCGAGCCACGGTCGATGCCGCCGGGCCAGTAGGCGTATCCGGCCACGTCGGACTGCACGGCCACGTCCGGCGGGGCGGTCATGATGATCTGCACCCAGTCCGGGCGCAGTCGCCGCAGCCGCTCGCCTTCGCGCGCGATGTAGGCGTTACCGGACAGGTCAACGTCACCGAGCATGCGGGCGAGCAGCTCGCCGGACGTGCCGTTAGGCCACGGCCTCTCCAGCGGGCGCAGCTCGCGGCCACCGTGCAGCGCCTGCGGGCGGCCGTTGAGGAAGCCGCGGAACTGGAAGCGCGCCTCGCTGAACACGAGCTGGCGGGCCACCATGCAGGCGAAGACGACACCGTCGGACTTGAACAGCGACTGCACGTAGCTGGAGAAGTTGTTCTCGATCGTCTCACGGTCGCGGTCGCGGCCGATGCCCCCGCCGCTGTAGTAGCTCTTGAACGCGGCGAACGCGGCTGGGGAGAAGTCGTTGAAGTAGTCGTTACCCAGGCGGGAGCGACTCTCGGTGGCGGCCGAACGACCGAGCAGGCTTCGCCACAGCTTCGCCATCCGGTGCTCCCTTTACCTCGTCCGTGAATGCCACACCCACCGCCAGCAGCACGCCACCGATGATCAAGCCCCAGCCGCCGAGCAGCCAGGTCAGTCCGCCGGTCAGCACGCCCAGCGCGATGCCGAGCACCAGCAACGCCTCGCGCCTGGTCATCCGCGCATGATCCAGGCACCGACCGGCTCGGGCGGGCGGGTCACGAACCCCCACACCGCCTGCGTGGCCGTAGCCACCGGGGCCAGGTTGCCATCAGCCATGATCACATCCCAGGTGGTGCCTTCGCGGCCCAACGAGCGGGTCACCGCACATTTCATCGCGTCGTCCAATCGCTGATCACTGCGATGCCACAACCGCCAGGCGGGCACGTCGCCGGTGCGGGTCAGCGCGTCGTACACCATTCCGTAGGCCGCCCCGGCCTCGGGCGTGTTCATCGGGGTGACCCGCAGATCCAGCTTGGCTTTCTTCAACGCCTCGTCCACCTCGATGATCATGCTGGCCCCGGCACCCGACCGGTCGATCACCAACCGGCACGGCTTCCAGCGCCTCACAAGCTCCACCGCCCGAGCAGGCACCCAGCCGGTGCGCGGCCCCAGCTCGATGATCGTCATGTGCAGGTCCCCGTCGGCGCGCTGCCCGGCCGCCGCAATACACGTGCTCTCCCGGTCGGGCCGTACGTAGATCGCGAAGCTGACCGGGTCCAGCGCCGTTGACTCGTCGTCGGTGCTGGCCAGCCAGTCGGCCTCGCTGACGACCTGCCAGTCGGCACCGGCGGCCACCGGCCAGATGCAAAGGATCTCACGCGCGAAGCCTGCATTGGACATCGACTGCCGCAGTCCGTCCAGCTTCTCGGCCGTCGGCGCGTTGGGCCGGGGCATCCCCAGCGCCGGATTGGCCTGCGCCCGCGCCTGCGGATCGTCGAGCGCCCTTTGGATCTGCTCCGCGCCCTCGGCCGCCGCCGACCACTCCAGGTAGCACAGCGTCGGGTCGGTGCCTTTCATGCCGCGCTTGCGCATCGTGGTCAGCGGCACGCCGGTCTCGGTGTCCAATACCGGTGAAGACGTGTACCAGAGCTGTGGATTGGGGCGGGCGAGCAGCGTCGGCATGAGCGCCTCGGTCTGGAACTCGTCCAGCTCGTACGCCTCGTCGAGCACCACCAGGTCACCGGACAGGCCCCGGCCGGATCCCTTCGTGCGCGCCTTGAAGATCAGCCGTGCGCCGTTGCGCAGCTCGATCATCGCGCTGCCCGTCGGCGTGGAAAAGCCACCGCTCTGGCCCGGCTTCATCTGGCGCTGCAGGTCCGGGGTGTTCTCGATCAGGCCCTTGAGCCGCCGGAAGTGCTCCAGCGACGTGCTGAACAGGTGCGACGTGTGAATGATCAGCTTCTCGCCACCGAGGAACAGCCCGAACAGCTCGCGGGCCTCCAGAACGGACCCCTTGCCGTTCTGGCGGGGCACGATCAGCCCGACCTCGAACGCACTCCAGCGCCCATTGGGCCGCTCGCCGAGCGAATACTCCAGGCACAGTCGCTGCCACGGGTCCAGCAGCAGCCCCGCCGACTCGGCCAGCTCGTAAGCCTCCTGGCCCGAGGAGCTGACGTAGTCGGGGACGCTTGAGATGCGCGGGGTCTGCGAGCCGATCAGCACGGCCGTGCTCATGCGGACGCAATAGTGACCAGGGCAAGCCGTCGCGCGCGCTTGGCGGCGATCTGCTCGCTCGGCGAGACGCGCTTTTCGTCGGGCAGGGCGTCGATGAGCACGAGCATGACGCGCAGCTCCTTGATCACTGCGATCAGGGTCCGCCCGTCGCCCAGGCCGCAGACGCAGATGCACTCGCTCTTGTGCTGCGCCCAGCGCGTGTCGTCGGCCTCCTCGGCCAGCCTGTCGCGCATCGCCACGAGCGTTTCGCGATAGTCCCCGCGCTGCACGATCTCGGCCAGCGAGGGCGCTACGTCCTCATCCGAAGAGTGCAAGTTGGACGATTCCACCAGTCCCCCTCCGAAGGTTGCATCTGAAGTGCGCCAGTCGCACATTGGCCTTGGTGTCCGGTCCGTGTTCCGAGACTGGTATCAGATGATCAATAGTTGGGGCCCACGGGTCCGGCACTTCCAGATCCATCTGCACATCAGCGTCGCAGATGCCACACCGGAATTGATCACGCCTAGCAATCTCGAAGAGCGTGTAGGGCTCGCATTCCACCTCACGCAAGATGGCCTCGCGTAGACGTTTGCGTGCGTTCCTGTGATCTCTACGTGCCAGAACGGCGCACGGGTCACAGTATTTGTAGCCGCTGGTGCGCGGACCTCCGCATCGCAGGCAATCGGGGCTCGCCACGTCGGGGCTCGCCCCGACGTGGCGAAGTGCCCACATGCAAGCGTCAGAGCACGTCAGCCGTCGATAGCCACGGGGGACTGGGCTATCGAACATCTGGCCGCAGTGCTTGCAGGGCAGGCGCAAAGCTTTCCTGCTGTAGGGCGCGGGCGATAAGCGCCTACACGCCCGGCACGTGAGCTGACCTGCGGGAAGCGACTTCTTGTTGGTAACCACCAGCTTCCCGCAGCGCGAGCAGGGAGTGTTGGGGATCTTGGGCATGCGTGCTTGGCCTCCACATTGGACACACTATGCTTACCGTCCACATTGGACGTCTGATGCCGGAGTTACGCGCTGTAACTGCTTACGCAGGGTTAGCGTGATTTCGGCCGTGATAATAAAGTGGATCATAAAGGGCGGGTCCTCCATATGTCCGGTTTGCGTCCCAGACCCACCCCCCTACCATACCTGCAGGTCAGAGGCTTGCATCATCGCTCACACATGCATGATCATCACTATGCATGTGCTCACACATAGTGAGTTGTGATCACACACAGCTACCACTACCTACTGTCACCATGGAGGGGCTACCCATAGTGACACTGCGTAGGGTGGGTGGGTGTAGGTGTGGGTAGTACATGCGTACCCATCACCCCACATGCGTGCCCCTCAGCAGGGGGTACCAGTGCAAGGGCACCCCACAGCGGGCACCCCACACAGCAGGCCCCTCACGTGGAAGGGGTCCATATGCAGGCCCCCTCTGCGAGGCCCCCTTGTCACCAGTCCCGCTCGGGACGCCCCGGCGGGAAGACCTCCACCCACAGGATGCGATCCCCCACGATGGTGTTGCAGTTCTGTCCCCTGCCCCAATGGTTGCGACACACGGGACAGCCCTCGCGTCCGTGGATGCGCCGCAGGTTGGCGCGTACGTGGGCGAGGGCTGGGAAGCGCGAGACGGGGTAGGTGTGATTGATGGTGTTGGTGCCAGCGTGACCGCACCAGCAGCACATGTCGGGGTCGCCGGTGACGGGGTGCAGGATGGCCTTACGGAGCTTGACGAAGGTGCGATGGTTGCGGCCGAAGCTCGACGCCGGACGACTCACGGGCACACTCCAGCCGCTGCTACTGCTGGTGACAGTAGCAGGTAGCCGATCATGTGGAAGACAGCCGCACGCACAGTTTGCCCAGCACATCACCGCATCGGTAGGTGGGCGCGCCGTTGAATGTGCCGTGCGGGGTGATGATGTGCCGCACGCTCATCTGGTTGATCAGCTTGCGGGTGCGCTCCCGGTCTCGGCTCAGGTCCAGGTATGCGGCCAGGGTGGCCAGCTCGGCTGCGGTGAGCAGCATGCTGTCGGCCTGCGCGCGGAGCATGGCCCGCGTCGCGGCCACGTCGTGGACAGCGCCGCAGTCGGCGCAACGCACCGCGTGGTGGCCGTGGGTGCCATACAGGTATGCACCGCACTGGCAGCGCCCGGCCAGCACGCGATCGGGTGGGGCGTCGACGGTGCGGTGGGCGAGCTGGATGGCGTCGTGCAGCTCGCCCCAGGCGCGTACGGCCTCGTCCTGCGAGCGCAGCCAGCCCAGGTGCCCGGACAGCCACAGCATGGTCAGGGGCAGCGTGAGGTAGCCGCGCACCCGCACGGGCTGGGTGATCTCGATGTAGCGCACCCAGTAGCGCACGGTGTTGCTGATCAGCTTGGCGTTGGCTGCGGCCCGCAGGTTGACGGGCAGCGTCCGGCCTTCTAGCGCGAGCGGCCCATGTTCCCAACCGTCGTTGGGGGTGGCCTGTCCGCTCCCGTCGGTGGCCATACGGTCCATCTTGGCGATGGTAACGGGCAGCTCCGAGGCATAGAGGGCACCACGGAACAGCTCAAACGTGAGCAGGGCGGTGCAGGCGTGGCAGATGAACGCCACGTCTGTCATCGCCCTGTCGCACCGCCCGCACTCGCTCATGTCGGGGCCTTCCAGTTGTTCGGATCGTGCCCCAGTTCTACATCAAGATCCATGGATGCGGTCAGCCCGTCACTGGATACCTCATAGGACCTCAGGGTGCCCTCACCTGCAATGTCGCCGAGCACCACCACGGGCACCAGCCGACCGACGCTCCCGTCGAAGCAGCCCGGCGCGAAGCGCTCGCCGGGAGGCGGGTAGACAGTCACGCTCATCTGGGCCTTCATGTCACCAGACCTTACGACCGAGCAGCAGCAACACGCCCGCATAGACGGTGCCGCACACCACCAGGATGACCACGCCGGTGACCAGGTGGCGCACGAAGTCCCGAACCATGATCAGCCTTTCGAGGAGAGGTGCCAGAACCGGCAGGTGGGGCACTGATAGGCGCGCTCTTCGTGCCGCCTGGTCGGCTTGGAACGGAGCGAACGCCTGATCTTGGCGTCGGTCACGGCCATCTGCGCCACAGCCTCAGCGTCAAAGATGACCTTGCCGGTGGCGCACCTGATCATGCCGACACCGGCTCGTCCGCGAACGGCCGGTCGTACCGGTTGGCGCAGGCCCGGCACTCGCGCGCCTTGCCCCAACCGGTCCAGCCCAGCTCACCACCAGGGTGGACACTGATCAGCCGGTACCGATCACCAGGGCGGATGGCGTGCCCACAGTATCCACAGGCGTAGAGCTTGCGGGCGGTGCGCTCCACTGCCCACGTGCCGCTCTTGGCGTCGTAGATGTCGCGGCGACTGTTGCGCAGACGCCTGCTCATCCGAGCGCGTCCAGCAACGCCTCGCGCACCCTGTCCACAATCTCGTCCACAGTGACCTCTGCCGACTTGATCGCCGCTTCGATCGAGCCGAGCGGCAGCTCTTCATCTTCCCTGCGGTGGTGATACAGGAAATCGCTCACCATGTCGTCGACTGCGGAGCGCACGTGCGCGGCCCGGTCGGTCTCGGGGGTCGGGTCTTCGGCTGCGCGGCCCACGATGGCATCGGCCATGGCCTCACGGCACGCCGCGGGCGGAACCCGGAACATCGGCCCGCCGTAGTAGTCCTCCTCGGAGAGGACGGCCAGGATGTGTGCGCGGAGCAGGTCACGGCTGACGGTGATCATGAGTGGCTTGGGCATGTCAGGCTCCGCTCGTGACGTAGAGGATGACGATACGGCCGGTGCCGTCGAAGCGGCTAGCCACCTTGATCAGCTTGCCGTTGTCGTACACGTCGACCGACAGCAGATCCTCGCCCGGCCAGGTGACCGTGCCGCGCAGGCGCACCGGGTGGGGCAGGTCACCCCAGTACGTGAACGTCCCGCGCCACTCGCGCACGGCGCGGGTCACCTTGACCTGCGAGGGCTGCTTGGTGACCGGATGACGCAGCAGCTCCCCGGTGACCGAGTCGGTCAGCTCCAGGTCGGCGGTGAACGTGACCACGGGGTGACCCTTCGGCACGGTGGTCACGATCTCGATGGTGTTCATGCGGCGCGGCGGGCCGGTGTCGGGCTTGCCCTCGGGCTTGGCGCAGCCGACAACGGCCAGGACCAGGCACAGCGCGATAACGTGACGGCGATTCATGTTGGCCTCCTAGGTTGACCTACTCCGGATCGAGCGTTTCCACCCACTCGACGATCAGGTGCGTGGTATGCCCGGTCTCGCCCTTGTTTGCGATGACCTTCGCGTTGTCTGGCGCGGCCTGCGCATCGAGCGTGCGCACAAGGTTGCGCAGGTGCCACGCTGTCATCCGGTCGGCGATGGGTGACCGAACCCACCCGTATTGCTTGCTCACCAGCTCGGGTTCCGCACCGTCCTTGAACGTGCGCACGTGCTCGGTTGTGATCCTGAGGTCGCTCACCGGTCGAGCGCCGCTCGCACAAAGCAGTCCTTGGCTTCCAGCAGCTTGCGAAGCCCGGCGGTCAGCTCCGGGCCGTCGTCGAGCACGTCGAGCATGGCGTGAGCCAGGACGTGGACGGGCTGGCTGAACGGCTGCAGGCCCTTCGGCAGGTGGTCATACTCGAAGTACCGCATGATCGCCTGGGTGGCCGGGTGGCGACTAAGCATCTCCATCGGGACTCCGTTCATAGATGCCGGTCACGTTAAAAATGACGTCACGCGGGTGGCACGAGATGAACGCCTCGTCGAAGACCGCATACGTGGCACGGTGCCCGCGCATGCCGCTGACCTGCTGGTAGGCGTCCATCTCCTCGCGCCACCGTGCGTTGTACCCG